GGGGTGGGTGCAGCAATGACAGGTCGTGGTGCAGATTTATTAATTATTGATGACCCACACTCTGAACAAGATGCGTTGTCTTCGACAGCGTATGACAATACATATGAGTGGTACACTTCTGGACCGAGGCAGAGATTACAACCGGGGGGTACCATAATAATTGTGCAGACAAGATGGTCTAAGAAAGACCTCACGGGTAGATTAATTACAGATCAAGCAAAAGACACTATGGCAGATCAATGGGAAGTGGTCGAGTTTCCAGCTATACTTCCTAATGAAAAAGCGTTATGGCCCGAATTTTGGCAAGTTGATGAATTGTTAAAGGTCAAGGCTTCACTGTCCATTGGCAAGTGGAATGCTCAGTGGCAGCAGAATCCTACATCTGAAGCCGTGGCAATGGTCAAGCGTGATTGGTGGCAGTTATGGGAGAGGGAAGACACACCGAGATTGGATTATATTATTCAGAGTTACGATACGGCTTACAGTAAAAAAGAGAGTGCTGACTATAGTGCTATAACGACATGGGGTATTTTTGAGCCGAAGGAGAATGGCGAACAGCATATTATATTGCTTGATGCGACAAAGGGGCGTTGGAATTTTCCAGAGTTAAAGGACATAGCGATAGAGCAGAATGAATATTGGGAGCCAGATTTGATGTTGATTGAGGCAAAGGCATCTGGTCAATCATTAGCGGATGAGATGCGATTAATAAATTTACCCGTAGTTACATTTAGTCCTGGCAGACGCAAAGGGGGTAACTTAGATAAGGTTACGAGGATGCATATGGTATCTCCTATTTTCGAATCTGGAAAAGTGTGGTATCCTAACTCAAAGTTTGCAGATGAAGTTATAGAAGAGGTTGCTTCATTTCCGAATGGCGATCATGATGACTATTGTGATAGTATGACAATGGCGATTATGCGTTTTAGGCAAGGTGGTTTTGTATCACTAAAGGGTGAGGAAGAGCCAGAAGATTGGTTTCCTCGTAGAGCAAGAGAATATTATTAGGAGTATAAAATGGCTGGAAAAGATAAGAAGAAAAAAATAGTTAAAGCCTCTGATGCAAGTTTTTTAAAAAGACAATTAAAAAAACTTCATCCTTTAAAAGAAGATCAAAAAACAGGTGATTTAAAAAAATCACCTAGAAGAGGTTTTGAGCTGCATGATAGAACAAAAAATTTAAGAAAAGCATATAAAGATAAAATACTAAGAGAAAACATAAAGGGAACCTCTGGTGATACATCTACGACTTATTTTCCATTTCAAGGTGAAACGGAAGCTCCAAAACAATCCGAAATAAGAAAACCAAAAAAAATGAACATGGGTGGGGTAATGAAAGCTCGTGGTGGGACGTTCAAAGGTACTTACTAATGACCACTAGACTTTTAAAAATCAGAAAAAAGTTAAATAAAAAGCCACATAAAAAAGGGAAGTTAGTCAAAAACAGATTTTCTGATATACTGGCTCCAGGCAAAAAAAGAGTAACGAGGATCACATAATGGCAGAACGACAAATAGCAGGAATGGTCGAGGGATCAATGGGCGCGGGTGGCAGTATGATGCCAGAGGAAGATAGTCTTGAAATCGAATTACCATCGACCATTGACGAGTTACCAGAGGGAATCGAACTTGCTACAGACGAAATGGTAGAAGTTGTTGCAGAACCTTACAATCATGATGCGAACTTAGCAGAAGTTTTAGATGAGGGTGTACTAGGATCTTTATCTTCAGATTTACAAAACAAAGTCCGAGAAGACATGGAGTCAAGATCTGATTGGGAAGAAGCCATTGCCAAGGGACTAAATTTACTTGGTATAAATTACGAGGATCGAACTGATCCTTTTCTTGGTGCAAGTGGGGTAACTCATCCATTATTGAGTGAGGCAACAACCCAGTTTCAGTCCCAGGCTTATAAAGAGATGTTACCAAGTGGTGGACCTGTAAAAACACAGATATTAGGTGTACCTACAAAACAGACAGAAGATCAAGCACAAAGAGTTAAAGATTTTATGAACTACCAGATAATGGAAGTCATGGAAGAGTATGATGCTGATACAGATCAGATGTTATTTTATTTACCACTTACTGGGTCTACATTTAAAAAAGTTTATTTTGATACAACAAAACAAAGGGCAATGTCTAAGTTTGTGCCTGCCGAAGATTTAGTTGTTCCGTATTCTGCGTCAGATCTAATGACGGCAGAGAGGGTTACACATGTAGTTAAAATGACGTATAATGATATTCGTAAATTACAAGTAGCAGGAGTTTATAGAGATGTTGAATTATCTACAACGGATTCTGGAGAAGACGAAGGTAGTATTGAAGGAACTACCAATGAGCTTCAAGGATTACGTCCAAACTATTCTGATGACTCTTATACCTTATTGGAATGCCACATTGACTTGGACTTGGAGGGTTTTGAAGACGCGGATATGGAGGGGAATCCTTCGGGTGTTATGTTACCTTATATTGTCACCATTGATCAGAACTCTGGAACAGTGTTATCGGTGGTTAGAAACTTTAGAGAAGAAGACCCACTAAAGAGAAAAAGACAATATTTTGTACATTTTAAATTTTTACCAGGGTTTGGATTTTATGGTTTCGGGTTACTACACACAATCGGAGGTTTATCTCGTGCTGCAACTTCTATTCTCAGGCAGTTAATTGATGCGGGTACGCTATCTAATTTACCAGCTGGTTTTAAGGCTCGTGGTGTTCGTATTCGTAATGATGATGAGCCTCTTAATCCTGGGGAGTTTCGTGACATCGATGTCCCAGGCGGAGACCTCAAAAACTCTATCATCCCACTGCCATATAAAGAGCCATCTGGCACACTAGCACAATTGTTAGGGGTCGTTGTAGATTCGGGAAGGCGTTTTGCTCAAGTTGCAGATGCAAAAATATCTGATGTCAACTCACAAGCACCCGTTGGTACAACTGTTGCTTTGATTGAGCAAGGTTCAAAGATTATTTCAAGCATCCATAAGCGTTTACACTACGCACAAAAGCAAGAATTTCGTATGTTGGCAGAGATTTTTGCAAATAATCCAGTGCCGTATCCTTATTTTGTAGGTAATATTGCACCAGAAGTTATGCAACAAGACTTTGATGGACGCATTGACATACTTCCAGTATCAGATCCAAGTATTTTTTCTATGGCACAACGCTTGTCACTGGCACAAACACAGTTGCAAATGGCACAACAAGCACCACAGATACATAATCAGTACGAAGCTTTTAGAAGAATGTACGATGCTCTCGATATAAAGAACATTGATAGCATTTTACCGCCTCCACAACCGCCTGCACCAGTAGATCCTGCCACAGAAAATGGTAATTCTATTAAAGCAGCGCCTTTACAAGTGTTTCCAGAGCAAGATCACGAGGCACATGTCCGTGCTCATGTGGCATTTTTGGCTACACCAGCGTCACAAGTCAACCCACAAGGGTTTGCTTTGTTACAAGCACATGTTCAAGAGCATGTTGGACTAATGGCAAGAGACCAAGTAACTAAATTCTTCCAAATTTCTGTGCAAGAGGCTCAAGCGAGGGGTGAAATGGTTCCTCAAGTTGACCCTGCCGCGTTAGAAGCCGCGATAGCACAACAAATTGGTGAAATATTGAATGAAGTCATGCCATCTCTACAACCACAGCAACAAGTTGACCCTCTTGTACAAATTAGACAGCAAGAATTAGAGAATGACACTGCTGAAATACAAAGAAAAGTGGCAAATGATCAAATGAACTTTCAAGTTGATCAAGCAAAGTTAAAACAAGCGTTTGATTTGGCACAACAAAGGTCACAACTACAAGAACAAATTGCAGATGATCGCAATGATGTAAATATTTATAGAATAAACACACAAGCCTCACTAAAAGGTAAGTAAAGATGGATCCAGTTACGATATCAGTCGCTGTAGGAGTGGCAAGTAAAGCTTTCTCTGCAATAAAGGCTGGTTTCGCAATGGGAAGAGACATTGAACAGATGTCGGGTGACATTGGACGTTGGATGGGAGCCGTATCAGATGTTGACAACGCAGAAAAACAAGCAAAAAATCCTCCCTTGTTTGGTAAATTGTTTAAAGCAGGTTCTATTGAAGAAGCGGCAATGGCTGCATACGCTGCAAAAAAGAAACTTGAGGAACAAAGGTACGAACTCAAGGTATTTTTGAATATGACCCATGGGCCTGGAGCTTATGATGAATTATTGCAGATGGAAGGTCAGATCAGAAAACAACGTCAACAAACTATTTATAAACAACAACAAATGAGACGACAGATAGGTGAGGGTATTGCTTGGTTATTTCTTGTTTTAATTGTAGGTTGCTTTTTATTATTACTAGCTAGTGTATTTTCTAATAAAGCATATGGTAGTGATTACACATATGTACCAAAGCCATACACGAAACAACAACTAGAAAATCAAGGCAAGATTGAGAAAAAAAAGTATACAACATGTCGTTTAAAAAAAAGAATAAAATCAAAAACGGGACAGATGGCTTGCATTTATATAGGAAATAATCAAACATATGAGTTAATGATTGAAAGTTGGTGCCCAAAACAATACAAGTGTATTTATAATCCTTGGGGTAAAGAGCCAAATATCGATGATGTTATTGATTCTTTGAATAATGCAACGAAAGGTAAGTAAATGGAAAATATGGTATTAGATGCGTGGAATGATTTATCATACTTAGAAGGAATATTATTTACATTTTGGCTTTTTATCTTATATTATGGTAAATGTTGGATAGATAAAAGGTTTGAAAAATGATAAAATGGTTTTTAAAGTTATTAAGTTATACTGGAAGAGTAGGTATTACATCTAGAAGAGAACTATCTAAGCATAGACTTCATACTGTAAAATCTAATGGTGGATTTAGGTATGAAGATTTGTGTATGTAGGAGAAGAATGTGATTCAAGCTTTAATAGGACCTATAGCTAACTTAGCAGGAGCTTGGTTCGAAAACAAAGTTGAGAAGACAAAAGCCGAAGGACAAGCAAAAGTTGCAGAAGCTAGAGCTCGTGCTTCTGTTGCAGAGAAGGTAGCTACTGGTGAAGTTGCTTGGGAAGGCAAAATGGCAGACGCTACAAATGAAAGTTGGAAGGACGAGTTTGCCTTAGTTGTGCTACTGGCTCCCGCAATTTTGGTATTCATACCTGGGATGAAAGAATATGTTAAGGAAGGATTTGATATATTGGCAACTTTGCCAGAGTGGTATCAGTACCTTTTATATATTGCAATTAGTGCGAGTTTTGGAATCAAGGGAGTGGGACAAGCCGCCAAGATGTTTAAGAAGAAATAATGTATGAACTATTTGTATTAGCGTGTTTAGTAAGTAATCCAGTTCAATGTGTTATTTTACAAGATTTAAAAGGTCCATACGAAAAAGAAATTGAATGTGCAATTAGAGCACAACAAATAAAAGAGGAAATAATAATAAATACACCATTGTATTACGCCAAAAGATATAACTGTAAAAAATTTTATGCCAAGTCTCTTTAAACATTTAAGGAAAAACAATGAAAACTAAAGCTAAAAAAATTAAGAAAGTTATTAAAGGTTTGAATAAAGCGTCAAAGCTACACGCAGAACAAGCTAAAAAATTAACGAGTGTTTTGAAAAATGGCAAAAAAAGATCCTAAACTTGGAACTGGTAAGAAACCAAAAGGTTCGGGCAGAAGACTATACACGGATGAGAATCCAAAAGATACCGTCAGTATTAAATTTGCCACAGAAGCAGACGCAAGAGCAACAGTTGCAAAAGTTAAAAAAGTCAATAAACCTTATGCGAGAAAGATACAAATACTTACAGTCGGTGAGCAGAGAGCAAAGGTCATGAAGAAGAATAAAGTGGCTAGTATTTTTAAAAAAGGTAAAGAATCTATAAGGAGAGCACATGGCAAGAGTTAAGCAGTTTGCAAAAGATATGGGTATGTCATATAATCAAGCTAACAATTTAGTAAAAAAAGGAAGAGCACTCAAGGATGGAGGATCTTCTGTATTGGAGAGCACAATGAATCAAGCAAAACCGATTAAAGCGAATAATGGTAAAATAATTAAGTTAAAAAAACAAACTACCCCCAAAGCAAAGATGGGTAATTTTAAAAACATAGTAAACGCAGCGACTTCAGGAAAGATGTCTACAGAAGAGGCGGAAAAAGCAATAAGAAAAATTGTTTTAAGTAAAAAATTAGGTGGTGGTTTTCCAGATTTAAGTGGTGATGGTAAAACAACTATGAAAGATGTTCTTATAGGTAGAGGCGTAGTACCAAAACCAAAAACAATGAAGGCTAAAAAAGGTGCGATTGTTAAAATGCGTGGTGGTGGATTGGCAATCCAAGGAACAAAATTTAGTGGTCTTTATTAATGGCTAATGGTTTCGATACCACTGATGAAAGTTATGTAGGAGATGATCCCACTGGCATAGGCTATGATGAGGCAGGTACTTCTGTTGCTAGTGGTGTTGGTTACGGAAGTGAAAATATAGATACTGGTGGTAATGAAACAACTGGTCAAGTATTAAGTCAAGCTGGTTTCAATCGAGCAAGAGGAATAACTGCCACAAATCCTTTTCCAGATTCTTTTTTCTCACGAATATTTGGTCCAGAGAACGTAAATTATGCAGCTTTGGGTATTGATACTCTAGGAATAGGTAATTTAGCGTATGACAGATATTTGAACCCATTTGTTGGTGATATAAAAACTGGTGAAAACTTAAAATTAAGAGAAGGATTATCTGCTGGCGAAAAAACTAGACTTGGAGAAGTTATACCTATAGACAGACCTCAAGGCATTGGAGAAACAATAGCTAGAACTGCTGTTGGATTTACTCCTTTAGGTCCTCTTATGAGTTTCATGGGTAAAGATCAATTGGCACTAGCACCAAACCCTAACATTACTTTTTTTGGAGATAAAAGCACTGGTTTTAGAGGATCTCCAAACTACGATCCAAAATTAGACCCAAATAGTCCAGAATATCAAGGTCCACAAGGGTTTTTAGGAGAATTAGGAAAAGGCATAGAATCAATAACCTTTGGTGGTGCAAGACCAATAACTGAAACATCTAAAGGAATTATGAGTTTATTTGAAGGTCAAGAAGCAGAAAGAGCCATGGGCGGGTATGAGACCTTTGATGGTCAAAAGATGTAATGCAAGTAACAGATTTTTTACATAGATACAAAAAAATATTAGACACTCGTATAGAAGATGTTAGTATTTCCTTGACGAGTGGAAATGCTTCTGATATTGGTCACTATAAAGCAATGGTAGGTGAAATCCAGGG